ATCTCCATGAGCTCCTGCTTCCGAGCTTTCAGCTTGGCTACCTTTTTCTCATAGTGCTCTTTTTCGAGAGCCGCAGTCATGTGCTGGCCCTTCCATTCGTCGAGTACGATGCGCTCAAACAGTTGCAGGAATTTCTCATCAGGTGTGATTTCTGTTAGGAACGCCGCAAACTTTTCTTCGAGGTCTTTCTTGCTGACACCAACTTTTTGCGTGCATGTCGCATTGTGGCAACGATAGCGGGCATATTTTTTGTTTCGGCCTTGTTGCCAGCTTGCAGTCAAAAGAGAGCCGCATGTGCATCGGACAGTGCCACGAAGAGGGAAGTCGGGGTGATAGAGCAAGCGGTGGTTGGTTGCGTTATTTGAAAGTCCGCGCTTCACCGCTTGTACGCGCTCGTACTCCTCCACGCTAATCATCGGCTTATGGAGGCCCCTGTGTTCCTCTCCGCCCCATGGGTCAACGAGAATCCCTGCATAGAATTTGTCTGTCAGTATCTTATCCCACAGTTGTTTTCTCATCGGCTTGCCAGTACGAGTATTCAAACCCCATTTATTACTTTCCGCGGTCAATTGGGTGATAGTGTGCTCGCCATTCATGTATAGGCGCAATCCTTTCTGTAAAAGCAGGAAACGCTCTGTATCCGGCTGGTCAGGCACTAGCTTGCGCCTATCTTTTCTCAGCTTTGAGTTGGTATAGCCAATCGGAGGCCCCCACGGTCTGATACCTTCTCGCAAACGCGCGAGCATCCCGCCCTCGCATCGCTGTTTGCGTATATCATTCTCAAACTGCGCGTATCCGGCTAGTACCGCTTCCATCATCTTGCCAATAGGCCCCTCGCTGATTATTTCCTCGGTAACGGAGTGGAGTGTCGTGCCGTACTTGAGCAACTGCGCCTGTAAGCCGTAATGATCGGTCATGTTCCGCGCGAAGCGGTCTAGCTTCCAAACAATAAAAGCCGACACCTCGCCTTTGTGCTCTTTGCAGTAATCAAGCACCTTTATCAGTTCGGTCCGGTTAGCAGCAGTGGCGGATTCGCCCCTTTCCACGAAAATCCTAGAAATCTTAATGCCTTTCTTTTCGGCATATTCAACACACGCCCGTTTCTGGCTCTCCAAGCTCGTGCCGTGCGTCTGGTCCTGTGAGGACACTCTGCAATAGATGATTCCTTTCGGCATAGAATTATTCATTTTGTTTTTTGGTTTGCATGTTTCGCTAAAAATCTCTTGACATCATCTTCCGATACTCGCCACAGAGCAGTCTTGCCCTTGCCTAACTTGTAGCCCTTCAGACTACCATTCTTGAGCCAGCGGTCGATGGTCCGTGCATGAACTCTGAAATATTTTGCCACCTCGTCTCTAGTGAGAAATGTCATATCTGCATCATACTCTTAGTTGCTCATTGTTGTCAAGCGCTCTCTATCATCCCCTTGTAGCGTCGCTTGCGGTACTCAAGTCCCAAGCACAGACGGCAGCCGACCGCGCTACTGATAGGATGCACGAAAAGGACGCTCACTCTGCGGCCACAGGCAGGGCAAGCAAACCAATGCCGCGTACCGCCGAAGCGCGTGCGCGACGTAGCGAAGTTGACCGGCGTGGTAAAGACGCTCAGCTCGGAAGCAATAAGAGTTTCCTTGAGCTGTGCTTTTGCACGAGAAAGATACTCATGGAAAGTGATTTTCCGGCACTCCTCGACAAGGAATTTCTTTCCTAAATCATTTGGGGTCAATGGTTTCATTTTTGTTGGATTCTGTTGGTTGAGTAGCATTTATCTGCTGATTTTGTGCCACAAAGGTATTTTTTGTCTTGATGTTCATTTCTATAGCCGGTGCCTTGAGCTGTTTGAGCGTCATTAGCGCAGAGAGGTACTGCCGGTGAGCCCGATCCATTTGCTTGCTTAAATAACCAAGGTAACGCGTTCGCTCATCGCTTATGTATTCGACAATGTCCATGCAGCCGTTCAGTCGCCTTGAGCTGTCCAGATAGCGCATAAATGCAATAGCGGCAGATTCGGCAAGTATTTTATCCGCATCAGTCTTGCAATCAAAGTCGCGTATGAATTGCGTGCATATCTCTCTAGCACTACCTCGAAGACGTTCTGGGAAACCCTCCATCAGTGCGACGTGAGTATCTGCTTCAAAGCCATACATCACAGACATGACTTGTCCATCCAGCGCCTTCCTCACGTCTCTTTGTTCTTTCTTGGTTCCGTGAAGGAACTTCGGTAACAAATCACTACCAAGTTCATAGAGAACTTGATTCACATCCCCCTGCGCTCTGAAAAGTTCCAGCACCTTATTCTTTGTTTCTTCGGGCGTGTATTTCTGCAATACCGGTTTTTCTGCCTGTTTATCAGGTAAACCCTGAACTGGTGGCGCTGGAAGTTGTTTTTGTTTTTTCATAACGGTTAGAAGTTAAAGTTCCCGATAATATCGTCTGTATCGTCTTTAGCGTCTTTGCCCGACTGCTTTACCACAACACACTGGACGGTATCGGCGGTATCGGCGATGTTTGCGGGTATCTTCCGTATCGTGAGAGTACGTCGTGTGCCCTTATTTTTGCTTATCTTTATACCTGCCTCTTCAAGATTGATTTTGAGAGTGTTCAGTTTACGACTAAGCGCATTGGCGCTTTTCGGGAAATCATCGCCGCTCTTTGTGTCCCCCTTAAGATGCTCAAAGAGTTCCGATGGAGTGCCTATCCATTCACTGCGGTCCTCCATAAAGGCGCACAACAGTTCCGCTTCGATGTGCTCGCTAAGCACTTCAACGTTTTGCGAGTCAATATTACTGTTATAGGCGTTAAGAAATACTTCCTTTGAGTAACCAATCGCCTCGGCTATGGCACAACCCCACAGGGCGAAATCAGCCATGCGTGGAAGTGAGGGTGCATTAATTGTTGGCTTGAGTGCGAGTGCTTTTGTAAGCGTATCAAAGATTGCTCCGAGTATTTTAGGCCGTTCGAGTTCAAATTCTTCGAGTAGTTCACGTTCCTGTCGCCGACCTATCTTTTCAACACGGCGAAGCTCAAACAACATACTGCGCTCCAGTAGGTCTGGCCTGCTAGACGAAAGATTTATGCCGTTGATTCCGATATTAGCTTGAATGCTGTAGATAATGTCCTCATCATTAGTATAAAGCTGGCGTTTGGAGAAACCACTTCCGGTAACTGCACGGCATAGCAAGTCCGAAACGGAATCCGACATATTCCCGACATTGTCGAAAAACAATTGGTAGTGGTGCGATAGAACCTGCACCAAGTCCTCCTCTTTTCTCGGCAGACTCAAGACCTCTATGCGAGACGGATCAACGAGCTTGCGAACGAGTTTAGACAGCGTTGATTTTGCAGAACCTTGCGGTCCGTATACGTAGGCAACAGGGTGCGGGAAGCCAGGGATAAAGTACGAAACCACGAGTACCAGAAAAAGCACTTGTTGGCTCTCCTCGGTTATGTTGACGAATCGGAGAATGTCTCGAATGTCGCCACCAGTCGCGGGCAGAACCTGTGTTGCCTGATGTTGTTGTCGCCTGAAGATAGTAGGCGGATTGTCTATCACGCGCCACCCATCGGCACTTATCTTGACTGTCTGCCACTCCTTATCGGCGAGGTCGTACCAAATAGCGCCATCAATCATTGCCGCACGGGTGTGAAGTTTTATTGCCTCTCCATCAAAACATGCTCGACCGGCAATAGTCTGTAGAGCCGTTGTAAGTACGTTGTTATTCAACGTCTTTTTGTGTACGTCGTAATACGATTTTGAGAGCCATCTTTTGAAAGCGGAGCCATCAACAGGCAATATCTCCCTGTGTTCACCGGTAGCGAATTTGGCATAGGCAGTATCGAGCTCATCATGGAATAACGTTATCGCGGGGTCATTGAAAACAAACTCCACCAGTCGGTCTGCTTGAGCATCGCCGGTACGGTCATCTTTTTTCTTCTCCGTTTTTGCCGTGCTCTCAACATACGCCCGAGGACTACGTGGAATATCAAAAGGCAAGTCTCCGCTGCCAAACGGATTATTTTTTCTTATCATCTCGTCCATCTCATCGCTGTTCATATTCATGTCCATCTTCATCTCGTTTGGCTGATAAGATTATTCTCGCCAGCTTATAAAAGTCATTTCTGATTTCCTCCACCTTTGTGTCGTCTAGGGATTGGTTTGTCTCGGCATCGAGAGACTGCCGACATTCTTGGATAGTCAGCATAGGTATCATTCGTTGAGCCGGTCTAGTAATTCATTCCGTGCTTGTTCATATTTGTGAACCGGCACAAGAAGGTCTGCGTCATTGCGCTCGCCGAATTTATACTTGTCTACCAGCTCTGCGAGACGGTCACTTAAAACGAAGGCGAACGATTTTTTTGTTGAGTCAGACACGCAATCAATACCGGCTATTTGCTGGTCTTTGACGTATAAGAAGGTCGCAAGGGTGAGCGATGTGGTTCTGAAGTATCTATCTCTATCTTTCATGCTACTAACTCTATAGATTTACGACATCTCTTCACCTGACACTCGGCTGTTGTTCGATAACAAAAAAGTGGCTTAAAAAGCCACTCAAAATACCGCTATCAACAGCAGTTAAAAGTCAGGTTGCAATTTGGGAGATAATTTCAAAATCATCACGATTTAAAATATAACCACCGGCAGTTTGCGAATTAGTAACTAGTTTCTCACTAACGGCCAGTCTCTTCTTAAAGATTTTGTTTATATCATTAATAGCATGAGTAACTTGAGCACTATCTTTCCAAAAGTCGGACAAATCGTCAGAGGTCAAAGGCTCAGTCTCTAGCAGTTTAAATACAAAGTCGCGTCGCCTCGAAGCTATGTCATAAGAATCACCACCATCTCTGTAGATTCCCCTTGTTGAGTCAATGTAAATCTTAGTTTTTGGGGTATCGCGGCTGTCTGGACAGATAACGATTTCTGAGAGATCATCTATAACTTGCAGACATGCTCTTTTTAAGCTTTCTAAATTGAAAGGACGATGTTGGCCATCATAAAGAGCTGAGTGATGAAATTTGTGGTGGCTTTCATATCCCTTTCTAAGGTAAACGGCCATTGAAAAGTAGAAGAATTTTACAAAATCCTCCATATGCAATTTAACCGGTTCTGCATAAATTTTTTCATTGAAAAGACCGAGAGTATTGTAGTAGTTTTTAAGAAATCCCTCTAACTTTTTCGGCTCCGCTTCTTTATTCATAGCCATACTGCCTCTAGCCCATGTCAGAAGTGTCTCGAAATAATCATGATACTGTTTTCGTACTTGAGACGTTGATAGAGAATAGAGTACGTCCCCGTCACTTTTATCGATGTGCCGCCAATCATCACCCAGCCTGTAATATTTCTCTTTCTTTAGGAGGATTTCGTAGAGCTGCGGCAACTCTTTATATGGCACCTCTTTAAATGCTTCCGGATCTCCTTTGAAGTTTGCGAATATTGCGTTTTTGTATTTCTTTTGTGCCTCTTCCACCCGTTTTAGGCCTATTGTTTTCAAAACGTCGGAGATACATTCGTAAAGTTGGTCCTGTACCTCTACAAACTCCTTATCTACAGCAAGGTCATTCAGATATTTAACCCGCCTATTCAATTCTTTCGATAGAAATGGTTGTTGCTCGATGAAACCAAAAAGGTCAATACCAACCAGATCGCCAAATTTTCGGTCGAGGATAGTGGACTCCTCAATCTGTTTTCTATATCTACCCAATTTCTCTTTAACTAAGGTCTCCATATAATCTCAATCTCAACGCAATTATCTCATATTTCAAGCCATATCTCAAGGTAAATTGGTGGAAATTGGTGGAATTAATGGATGTTGTGAACGGCCAGTGAGTGCGACGATGCAAGAAAGGCGCTATCATGTGTCTACACAATCAAAATATATGAGCGGATAACTTCTACAAGCGCCTAAACTTCTGCTGAAAAGCGAGGCATGGCATACAAATCCACTGCGACATAGACACGGGCACCTGCCTGCTCACATGTCGCAGTGGTCATAGTCCGAAAGGGCTATGTGCGGTCGGAAACGGCCGCGAGCAGTGCGGATGCCCTTTTCTGTTTGTTGGGTTCGTACTGCGGGAAAACCACTGCGACAAAATGAATCATCAAGAAAATACCTTTGAAAAGGTTTTGGAAAATGGAGTGCGAAAGGGCTATTTCCGCCTGCATAACAACGGCGCAAAAATAGAATATCTCCCTTCTGGCCACAAAGAAAACCTAGGCGATCCCGAGGAGAAAGTCCGTGCCGAGTACTATTCTAATCTCATTGAAAAGTACCACTATCCAGCAGTTCGCATTGAGCTTGAGGTAGAAATGCCGGACCGAACACCTGAACGCTATGCCGATATTGTTATCTATGAAGATGACGCAAAGAAAAAGCCCTACGTAGTCATTGAGTGCAAGAAAGATGGCATCAGCGATGCTGAGTTTGAACAAGCAACCAAGCAATCCATAGCCAATGCACGTGTTCTCAAGTCTCCGTTTGCCAATTGTGTCGCTGGCAATACTCGCCGCGCGATGGAGACGGAGCATTGGAATGATAAGGAACCGGAAAATGCCACTATCACCGATATTCCGATTTCCTACGGCAAGATTGAGGAGTACCGCTATAGGAAAGGCGATGCTGACTGGGATTTAAAGGCTGTAGAGAAATCAGAGTTGAAACGCACTCTTGAAAAAGCCCAGAATACCCTGTGGGCTGGAGGGAAGCGCAATCCCACTGTTGCCTTTGATGAGCTTTGCAAAATCATTTTCGTCAAAATACGGGATGAAAAGCGCGGCCGCAAAACCGGCGACTACTATGATTTCCAAATAAAGACGCACGAAAAGGCCGAGAACATCTATAAACGTGTCAACGATATTTATCTTGAAGCAAAAGAGAAAGACCCTGAAGTTTTCAAGGATCGGCTCGACATCAGCGCGGAAGAGCTTTACACCGTTGTCGGCCACTTACAGAGCATATCCCTCAACAAAACAGACCTCGATACCAAGGGCGTTGCCTTTGAGCAGTTCATGGAGGATTTTTTCAAGGGTAAAAGCGGGCAATACTTCACGCCACGCGAAATTGTTAGTTTTGCCGTCAAAATGCTGGGCATCAAAAATGATGACCTCGTACTTGATCCTGCTTGCGGCTCCGGTGGCTTTCTCTTGCACGCACTTGATGAGATTCGTAAACAGGCGGAGGAATACTATGTAGCCGATAATGCGGAGAGATATCGTTATTGGCATGATTTCGCGCAAAACAATCTATTTGGTATAGAAATAAATGATTCTATCGCCCGCGTTGCCAAAATGAATATGATTATCCACGATGACGGTCATACAAATGTTATTTGCCATGATGCGCTGGAAGATGTTAGCAAAATGACCGAGAAAAATCGAGGCTTTCTCAAGAGCCATTTTGATGTAATCGTTACCAATCCTCCCTTCGGCGCAAATGTGAAGCGTAGTGAGCACCCCTTCCTTGAGCAGTTTATCTTCGGCAAGAATGGTAAGAAAATCCGTGATAACCAGAAGACCGAAATCCTTTTTATTGAAAGATGTATTGATTTTCTAAAACCTGAAACGGGTCAAATGGCCATTGTCCTTCCAGACGGTATTTTAACCAACTCGTCGCTCCAATACGTGCGGGACTTTTTGATGGAACATTGCCAAATCTTGGCAGTAATAAGCTTGCCCCAAATTACATTCATGCATTACGGCGCGGGAGTAAAATCGTCGCTGGTATTCGTTCGTAGAAAGGGTGTGGAAGAAGATTTGGGCAAATATAAAATCTTTCTGGCGATTGCGGAGCACGTGGGATATGACGCAACGGGACGAAAAGACAAGAACGAGCTGCCGGAAATATTAAAAGAGTATAAAACACTCCACCATGAAAAATAACCTCGGGGAATTACAGATTTTCTCTATCACTAATGAAGATGTGCAGAGGAAAAATCGAGTGGACGCAGATTACTACCAACCTTTTTTTGATCATATTGTCAAAAAGGTTGCAGAATCAAAATATAAACTCTCTAAGCTTGAGGACGTAACCGTTCTTATTTCAAATGGGAAAACACCCTCAAAGGAATCCTACGACGAGGATAATGATGGGATTGGTTCTATCCCAATAATTAAAGCGGGGACCGCTTCGGGTCGGTTTGTTGATCTGGAGCGGATTGAATACGTTAAGGCGGACGTTTCTCTTGGGAAAAAGGCACAGAAAAACGACATATTTATTCTATCTGCTGCACATCAGGCCAAATATGTGGGTAAAAATGTTAGCCTGTTGGATCAGGAACCCCCCGAGAATACTGTTTTCGTAGGCGAACTTATCTGTGTTCGTGCAGATGTGGAAAAAGCACTTCCCGAGTACCTTTTTAGTTTTCTCTCAAGTAAAATCGGATATTTGCTTTTGAACCGCGAAAAACGGGGACAGACCTCACATATTTACCCTGACGATATAAAAGATATTCCACTTCCTATCCCGTCTATTGCCGTCCAAAAGAAAATTGTTGCAATTTTGGCGAAAGAATATGAGCAACAAAAGAAGAAGGAGCAAGAGATAAAAGAAATCCTCGTCTCCATTGATGGCTATGTGTTGGGCGAACTCGGTATCGCCGTCTAACAAAGAAAAAAGCATCCGTATGGGAGACGCCATGAAAAATTCACCCGATTTAAAAACAGTAATCATCATCGTTCTCCTGATTATTCTCGCGGGTCTTATCTTTGACCCTTCTTCACCTCTCCCACCAAATTGCCATCGCACGCCATCTGTCGACATCGGCGGCGGAGAAATTGAATGTGACTAGCGGGGTGAGGTAAAATCTGCTATATTGCACTTAGTTCTTTGATTAGAAACACTGTAGTCCATGCAAGTAATTTGGACCGTTTATATCTCCCCTTTGGGGTAGGTAAGTTGGGAAATCTGCGATGAACCACAAGTTATAAACGACTAGCCTCTGGGAGTCGAAGACGGTTGGGAGATTTCATTCAGTTAAATGCTGGATCAAATCTCTTAGCCGTTTTTTGTTTGCGTAGTCTGCAATGAAAACGGTAAGGAGCTGTTAGCAGATTACACAAACACAAAGTATGGAAAAAATACCAAAAAAAGGAGACATCATTTATCTTGAGTCGGCCTGTTATATGGATTCTCCTTTTAGAGATATAACTGGGGGCAAGGCACGCATCCAATCCGTAGAAGAGGTAAACGGCAATTATTGGGTTGTGCTTGAGGGATTCCCAACATCGAAGTACAGCTGGGCGCACCTGTCCGAGATGCAGGAATACCTAAGGGGCCAGTTTGGTGATTCTTGGGCACAGAAAGGATGAAAAGAATTAACGAATGAACACTATGATCTACATTCAAAAGATAAAAGACGCCGTCTCGTTCGTAGAGAAGGAATATCCATTAGTACCGCACACTCGCTCAAGCCGCCTTTTCTCGTCAGTGCAACGTATGAAGGCAGAGAAAGAATTGGGCATTCCTATCAATCGTCGCGCTGGCTTTGTCATTTCCACGAAGACAGGCAATCGTGCGAACGAAATGGACGAGCAGGAATGGGAGGAGTTCTATGCAGGTTTATCCAATGAGCTTAAGACCGATTATCCAGAACGATACGCTGAGTTATTTCCTGAAGTCAAAACAGTAGCAGGGCAATCGGAAAACGAGGAATCCGAGATAGTGTTCATGCCAAAGGCAACTCCAACAGGATTCCTCAAGAAACTAAAGGTGGAAACACAGGAACAAACTGAGCGAGCATTCGATAAGCCAACTTACTTAAGGCTCGACGGCGATATATACAGGTCTTCAAACAAAGATGGGTACGGTTTCGTTGAGAAGTTCGATAGGTCAACGAAAACATTCCGCAATGTTTCAGATACATTCACTGGCGGAGATTCATGGGATGCCACGGTAGTTCATTTCGACGAGCTTCCGCCAGACGTTAAATCAGTGGCAGGGCCATCGGAAGATATGGAGAGAGCTTTTGACAAGCCAACATACTTTGAACTTGACGGTGCGCTCTGTAAGGTAATCCCCAATCCTGAGGGTGGAATGACCGTAACTCTTACACCGGGGATGCACCTAGCTGACTTCATGCAGGATGGGCAAGTAATAACCAAAGAAGAATACGACAAACTCGATGCAATAGAAACTGAAAAATACAGAAAATCAAACCCCTGAAACTGGCCTGGATTACCAGATACACCTTTCTTGAAAAGCCACGGTTTACTGTTATTCGACTGTTCCTCAGTTGGGTTTTCAGACATACTAGGCCGTAATCATGCTCTGGCATTTGCCAAACCATTAGACAATCTGGTGCCAATCCCGTCCTACAAGTGCCCAAAAGTAACCAAAAGTAAACATTTCTAGGATTGCTTTATCTTATACGCTATCTGCTTGGCAGACCGAGGACTGTACCCAGCCATTCTCGCCGCCTTAGCTGCGTTAAACTTTGCGTCTCCGAGAAAGTGATTGATAAACACCCGCCTTTTGAATGGCATCTCTCTTTGCTTTGGCAGGCGTTCGTACACTTTGAGTACAACGTAGGGCGATCTGAAGAAAAGAAAGCCAGCAAGGGCATGTACCTCCTCAAACGAGAATTGCGGCGATATTTTCCCTCGCGGTCTCGGAAACTTCTTATTCTTGAAAATCAGATTTAAGGCAATCAGCACCCCTTTCGGGTAGAGGCATTTGCCCTTGGGCGGATCCATATCGCCCTTCTCAATTTTCAAGTCCTCTGCGTCCATTGTTTTTGTTGAGCCGCTCATACGGGTATCGCGGAATGAAACCGCTGAATCTCCGAAAACCAAGCGGTAATCTGGTGTAAATCGCGTCCTACCAGTGCAACAGAGTTGTGATGCCTGAAATGTAGACCGTCAGGCGTCAAAATTGGTACGGTACCGGTCCCCATGGTCACTCAAAAAACCGCGCAAATTCATGCGCGGTTTTTTGATGATGTAGCATTTCCAACATATATTCAGTGTAAGTCCGATTCTCTCCAAAATGGGCGATTCGTGTTGCAATCGCGAAAAAGTTGGTGCAATACCGCCGCCCGTCTTTTTTGCAAAATCCAATAAAATCAAAAGGGCTGTTGCTGTAGAATGCAACATGTTCCTGAAGGAATCCTGTATCTCTTTCGTCCGCCCAAATTATTTAGTATCGGAGGTATGCCAAGGGCTAGACCGTTCCGATGCGCTACTGATGGGTCAGTATAAAAATCCGTGCTAGGCGCAATTCATCATACGAGTAATTCTCTCCAAGGATTTGTCGAGCGGGGGCGAGGGCCGTGCCTTTGCTTTGTGCAAATGCGATAGTGATCGCTTTTAGACGATCTTGTGGAAGTTTAAGATAATCGATGTCCGTCTGCGGGTCGGCAGCAATGATTGACTCAATATGGGCAATGATGGTGCCGGAAGTGAGGCCACGTCTTTTGGCAATCTCAACGATGGACATTCTTTGCAGGAGTAATTGCTTCGTCTCATCGTGAGTGGAGCCCGTGGATATCGGCTTCGCATGCGCGTGACCTGTATTTGTTTTAATACGGCTCTGTCTGGGACTCTCTTTAATATTGTTCTGCTCTGCATACCAACGAATAACAGTGAGAAACCTTTCTCCAAACTGCACGCATTTTCTGTCTCCCACCCCGGTAATCTGCAAAAGCGCAGTAGCACTTTGTGGAAAATATGTCGCCATTTCTCGGAGCGTCTTGTCGCCAAATACGACGTAGGGCGGCACTTTCAGGAATGTAGCCTCTTGTGTTCGTACGGTCCGTAAATGCTCAAATAAGGTCATGTCATAATCAAGGTTTTCAGAAGGCTGCCCTTTACATGAATTTCCGTTTTGTTGACGAGAATATGCACCGATTCCGTCGAGCATGCCGTCCATGGAGATTTTCTTAAGCGATGGTTGGCATACGTCACAATTCCCACATTCCTTAGCGTTGTAATCTTCGTTGAAATACCGAAGTAGAAATCTGCGACGGCACGTGCTGAGATTGCCATATCCCAATACCTCGTCCAACTTCTCACGCATTTTCCTTTTCTCTGTCGCATTTTCGGTTTTGTTTATAAAAAAGTCCTGTTTGAATTTGTCGGCGTATGAAAATAACAAGACACATTCCGCAGGCAGGCCGTCGCGGCCCGCTCGCCCCGTTTCCTGATAATATCCTTCGACGGATCTGGGGAGACTGTGATGAATGACGAGCCGTACGTCGGGCTTGTCGATTCCCATACCAAAGGCAATCGTTGCCACCATGATGTCGACTTCGTCGCGGATAAATCGCTCTTGATTTTTTTGTCGCGCTTGCGCCGTGAGTCCCGCATGATATGCAGCCGTCTTGAATCCATACTGCGCGAGCTGCTCCGCAATCTTTTCAGTGTCGCCGCGGGAAAAACAATAGATGATCGCGCTTTCTCCTCTGTTCTTATTGAGCAGGGCACGAATTGATCGTAGTGAGTCTTTCTTCGGAATTACGGCATACGAGAGATTAGGGCGGTTAAAGCTTGAGATAAAAACCTGCGGATTGTCCAAACCCAACTGCCTGACGATATCCCCACGCACTTTTTCTGTCGCTGTCGCGGTAAGTGCGATGATCGGGACATTGGGAAATTTTTCCCGCAGAGATTTTAGGTTGCGATAATCGGGTCGGAAGTCATGTCCCCACTCCGAAATACAATGCGCCTCGTCAATGGCTATCAAACTGATATGAAGTGTGCGTAAAAAATCTTCAAAGCCTGCCACCGGTAACCGCTCAGGAGCGATGTACAAAACCTTTAACTTTCCGCTTTTCGCGGATCGCATTATACGACCTATTTCGTTAGGCGGTACGGTGCTGTTGATGAAGTCCGCCGCGATGCCGTTGGCTCGAAGCGCATCGACTTGATCTTTCATAAGAGAAATAAGCGGGGAGATGGCGAGTGCGACTCCGTCCGACATGATTGCGGGAAGCTGAAAACACAACGACTTCCCACCGCCAGTCGGCATCAACACCACGCAATCCCTACCGCTCAGAACATGCGTGATGATATCCTCTTGCAATGGCCGAAACCCGTCGTACCCAAAATGCTTTTTGAGCGTGTTTTTCATACAGTACCCAATACTAACAAATTATTAACGCTTGTTGCGTTGAACCTATGTTTTTGAGAAACTCGATGGCATGACTAATGATTATTGGGTGTATGCGCAAAGAAAAGACGGGAAGTATCCCGAGCATACTTCCCGCGGCGGCAAATGGTTGATATTTGTGGGCGGTCACAATCTATCCAGAATCTGGAGAAGAATTATAATTGCAACAGAAGAAGGGAAATTAGGCGGTTTGGCAAAGGCGTCAAAGCATAGTTCATGTGCCCAAAGTTCAAACAACGGAGTCATCTGCGTGTATACCTATGATTGGAAAGATATTCAGGATGTAGAAAGAATTCGCGTGGGGTTGAGGAAAATTGGAATAATCCGCAAGATATCCTACAAGACTGACGAGGACACAGAGCGAGGGGTATATCGCGCAAACAGCAGTGAAAAGATAAGCAAATATTACGAGTAATCTTTTTGGCTTAAAGAGATGCGGGGAAATGAGCTATTTTTCTTGCAGACAACTTTCGTATACCGTTCGTGCCTCTTGTTCCGTTTTAAATTCCTGCCGGTCTATTTCGTGGCAGGCATTTTCTTTGCCGAAATTATGGCATTCAAGCTTCTCAAATATGCACCATGAGCCATCGCGGGAAACTTGATACCTGGTAAAATCGCGCTTCTTGTCTTTCTTCGTGTCGTAGTAATAGAGGATCTCCATATTTTCGCTCACTGCAATAGCATTTGTGATTTTGCAAGCGTGTCAGTAAATGAAAAACCATTTTTCCGATAATACGTCGCCCGTTTCTTCCAGAGTTTCTCGAGAATCGGTATGTTCGTATCTCGATAATCATAGACTTTCTTCGGCCCACCCTCTCGTTTTATGCGACCTACATATTGCGCAAGTTTTCCGTGGAAAGATACGGGAAATGCGAGAAAAAGCACATCAAGATCAGCAATATCGGCACCTTCTCCAAGTATTTGTCCTGTCGCTATCAGGATGCGGAATCTCCCGCCCTTGATCTTTTGCAGAGCGAAAACACGCTGTCTCGACGACAGATCTCCGGAAAACATAATCGTTTCAAAATCTTTTCGCAGATACGCGCGGAGCATCTCCGCATGTTCTTTGCGCTCGGTGAGCACAAGACATTTCTTTCCATCGCGTGCTTCCCGCGCGATGTCTGTGGCAATAAGCGCATTTCTGTTCGCATCGCTCGAAAGTACCTTGGATATGAGTTGGAAATCGCGCGAAGTGGCACCGAATGGTGTCGCAAGATTCGTAGCTCGTACAATAACCGCATCGCTGTCTGAAGCCCCTTCGGACGCTTGCATACGAGCGCCCGTTATCTCCGCCTTGTCGATCGTACGTATGACGTCACCGAGATATACGCCAATTAATTTTTCGTCGTTGTATTTGCGCGACGGTGTCGCGGTAAGTCCGAAGCGATAGCGAGCCGAGAATTTCGAGACGACATCACGGAACATGCGCGACGGCATGTGATGACATTCGTCGATAAGTACCGTACCGAATATCGAAGCAATATCACTCACGTCTTTCATTCGTGCCAGCGTTTGCACCATGGCGACCGTTATCGGCGGGTGCGGGTCTTTCTTCACCCCGCCAATTTGGCCGATTTTGGTTTTCGGAATTCCGAAACCGTGTTCGATTCTTTCCAGCCATTGGTCGTATATTTGTCTGCGATGTGTCAGGATGATTGCGGGCTGGCGTTTGCGCGCAATAATTTCGAGTCCCATGAATGTTTTCCCAGCTCCGGCCGGAGCAACCAGAATTCCTTGCTCTGCCGAGTCGAAACTTGCGACGGCGGATTCCTGATAGGGCAACATGGTGTATGAAGAATTGAGGCCGACCGAGTCGAGCGTTAATCGGTTGTCGATAATCCGATATTTGATTGCATGGCCATCCAACCACGCATAGAGATTTTTGAGAAAACCGCGCGGTACAAGAATCACTTCGTCGGTTTGTTCCAGCGTCTTTATGAATTTCTTCTCGCCGTAGGTTGGAAGTCCTGCACGTTCCTTAACGACATAGCCGATGTTGAGGATGTTGAGCTCCTCGCGTAAGTATGAGGCAAGATTTGGTGGCAGGACATTCTTTGGAATTGAAACGGCGCTTCCAAGGGTAAGAACCATCGTTTTGTTAAAACGAGTACGCTTCTGGATTTTGCGCACTTCTTCGGATGGCGGTGAGCCCAGAGTGACCAAGCGGTCGAGTAGTTCGGGAGTGACACGTTCCAATACATGCAAATACTGCCACTGGTCTGACATGGCCTCAAAGTTATTATCGGAATCGACAAAAACCGTGTTCCCGCTTCTTCTTGATTCGCCCTGAAGCGGGAGCGCAATAAGGTTGCCGAGGCCTTTGCCCGACAGATAGTCCTGATTCGGAAACAGACGGTCGAATCCCTCATTCTTTTCCAGCGGATCAATACAGCCCGCTTCGCGTAGCAGTGAGAGAAAAATGCGACGACTTTTCGTTGCCGGAATGGGTTCAGCGAAGAAGCACCACACATGCGCACCGTTGCCGGAGCGCGAGCGTTCCGTAGCTACTGGAAGGGCATATTTCTTACAGACATCGAGGAATTTTCTGGCAGCGCTCTGCCAATTGTTTCCGTCGAAATCTGCGACTATAAAATTGGACGTGTTGTCTTGGAGCAGGGGATATACGCCAAGGGTTGCTGAACCGATTAGATGTTTCTCAATCCAACTGTCTGTCAGCGGAACATACGATTCTTTATCCTGGTCAGTATACAGAGGTGCATATCCGCTCACGCCTCCTTGCCACTTCTCCCATCGCCGTGCAAACACGTCTTCACGACCCTTGAAAAGCGACATGAAGATATGGACACGCTCTTCTCGTGAGAACATATCTTATAACTTCCTATATCGAGTGGTTCTTCCTTGCCCGATTCGTTCTATTTTCTTCAGGCGCATCAAGGCGTCGAGTGCTTGGGAAACAGTTGGACGAGCCGTACCCGTTGTACGTGCGATAGTTCCCGGCGTCGCTTCTTCAACTTTTTGCAAATATTCCCAAACAGCAAGTTGCTTCGGCGAGAGAAGCCGTTCCACGTTCTCCTTTGAGAGCAAATCAATCGCAGTCTTCGATTGTGAAAGGAGGGCATTAAGGAAGAAATCCAGCCACGGTTCAATCGATCCGTTCTCACCTTCGAATGTGCGCTGACTCTTGCGCAATGCAACATAATACTCCGCTTTATTGTCCTCGATCAGTTTCTCGTGAGATACGTATGGCGTGTAGGCATATCCCGCGCGCAAAAGTAGCAAGTTCGTCAACACGCGAGATATGCGCCCGTTGCCGTCTTCGAACGGGTGGATGTTGAGAAATTCCACGAGGAAGTTACCGATGATGAGCAGTGGGTGTATTTTCCCGAGCGATAGTTCATCGCGCGTCCACTCTATGAGCTCTTGCATTTCTTTCGGTGTCAGGTATGCGGGTGTCGTGTCAAACAAAGTCCCAATCGGCTTTCCAGTTCCATCAATCATCATGACCTTGTTTTCTCTCTTCTTGTATTCGCCGCGATGCAACTCGTCTTTCTTCACATGTTTCAGAAGCTCGCGATGAAAGTGTTTGATAGTGCTTTCAGAAAATGGAATATGCTTCCACGAATTGAAGACATTCTCCAAGAGCTCGTAGTATCCTTTCACTTCCTGTTTGTCCCGATCGGCAAATTTCTGCATCGAAAGTCCGCGCATTAGATTTTCCACATCTTCATCAGAGAGTTTCGCACCCTCTATGCGCGTTGATGCACCGGTGGAAGTTACAAGAGTTGAGCGCTTTAGACGCCCCAGTGCTTGCGGATTCAACTGCGCGCCGCCGATCCATTGTCCTTTCAGGAGGTCAATGTTGTTTATAAGTGCCCAGATATGCTCCGGGATATTCTTAAGACGTTTGTTCAGATGGTTCTTCATAACTTCGCAATCTCATACATTGAGTATATGAGATTATATGAGATAAATCTCTGAAAAGCAAGGGTATTCTAGTATACGGCTCAAAATATGATAGAAGATGGCTATGAGAATTGCACCAGTGGTAATCCTGCCCCCGCAACAGAGTTGTGACGTCCGGAACTCGTTCCGTCAGGCGTCGAAAGGCCGAGATGTTGGTACGGTACCGACTGGCATCAAAGCCCGAAGAAACGACAAAGCCGCGATGAAAGTCGCGGCTTTGTCGTTGCTGACCCTACCGCGTCAGCGTGATTTTCTTGTCGTTGATCACGAGCTTACCTCGCAGGTACGTCAGAAGTTCACGCTTCTCTTCCATGCTTCCTTCTTCCAGTAAGTACTTGGCATATTTCTTGATGTCCATCGCCACCCCTGTGTCTTTCTCCTTTGATCCGAGCACGTTCCTACGGAGCTTGTTGTATCGCCCGATTTCTTTTTCTATAAGATGCCGCGCTCCCAGTTCGTTGATATCGAGTTCATCCATAATCTCACACAGTTGTGCAATGACGTTCTCTTCGCGGATGTAGGGGTTTTTGCACTTCCTGTCCTTGCCCCCGGTACAGCCATAGTAGGTGTACCATCGCGTGCTCCCGTCGGCCTTGACGAGCTTGTGCTTCTCGAAGCCGGTCATACCAGAACCGCATTTCCCGCACACCATCATGCGAACGAAGGTGAACTCGTGGTCGCGCTTTCTCGGTTTGCTTTCCTCGATAATCTTTGTCCGCACCGACTGGAACAGGTCTTGCGAGATAAGCGGTTGATGCTTGCCCACGTACCAGTTACCGCTCTTGCGCGGGTATTCATACACGCCGCAATAGAATGGATTTTTCAGCATCTCGTACAGCGTACTTATGTTCAGCGTCTTATCATTTCTCGTCTTGAAATTCATCTCATTCTTGAGCCAGAAATATACTCGTGGCCCACTCCACCGCTCCTTGGCGACTTTCTCGAATATCATTCTGACAATCGGCGCACGAAGCGGGTCAAGAAGCACCTCGCATTTGTGGTCGCTTCTTTTGTCGTTCAAGTATCCCGTTGGCGCGTACCCCAGCAGGAGTCCCATTTCCGCTCGCGTTCGCAAACCGCGCTTTACGTTGATGCTCTTATTATCATTCTCCAGCTTTGCTTGTGAGCAGAGAATCATCAGCAGGAATTTCTCGTTCGGATTGTTAGAAAACTTTTGGCTGTAGGTTTGTATTCCGTGTAGCACTCCTGCATCCATCAAATCCACAACCTGGCCTAAGTCTCCGGCGTTGCGCGAAATGCGGTCTGCCGCCCACGTTAATATGCCGTTGTATTTGCCCGCCCGCATTTCCTGCAACATCTCGTTAAAGACCGGTCGTTGACCTGTCTCTTTAGCTGAGTGCGATTCGCGTTTTATCGTGACTACGTCGAGTCGTTCGCGAGCCGCGAGCGTGGACATCTCTTTAATCTGCGAATCAATTGATAATGCCTGAACCTCGTCCTGCTCGGTCGACTTCCGAGCATACAAACAGTAGCGCACCTTAACCGCCTCTTTGGCCTCGGGTCGTAGCCCAAGAGCCCCCTCCGTACCTTCATAAACCCTTGCGTTCATCATATGGCTTGTAGTTAGCTGTTAATCTACAAGTACAAGGAATGACGCAACCCCTGCTGTGAGTCCAGACCTGTTCCGACGCCCCTAGTTGATAAAAATGCTTCCAAAAGGGGCTTAAAATGTTAGGATTTGAGCAACTATATGGCCAGAAAGAAAGCATCAAATAAACAGGTTTCTATCGAGGCCTACTCTCACAAGGGTAAAAAACGCACGAACAATCCGCCCGTGGGACTTGTTTCTAGCCAGACTGACAAACTCAACGGATTTACAAAATACGAGCATGACCCCTACATAGACCCGTACTTGAGTTGGGCTGGCAAAAGAGAAGGCAACGAGGTAAACGTTCGCAATCTGTCACTGCACATCCACGAGCGCGTTGACCCGCTTCGGATCATCAAGTCGTTCCTAAAGGAGAAAGAGAATGCACAGATGTCTCTTTTCGATGCTTTCGATAACAAACTTGGTTTAGGAAAGGCATTTGAGTTCTACCACCATACACAAGACTGGACGAACCGTCTCATTGCAGGCGACTCGCTTTTGGTGATGAATAGCCTTCTCCAAAAGGAGGGTATGGCCGGAGAAGTTCAAATGGTTTACATGGATCCGCCATATGGTATTAAGTACAATTCAAATTTTCAACCCTTCGTGAATAAGAAGGAGGTAAAAGATAATAACGACGCTGACATTCCCGCTGAGCCAGAAATGATAACAGCGTTTAGGGACACCTGGGAATTAGGTATTCATTCCTATTTATCTCACCTACGCAACCGTTTCTTGCTAGCACGTGAACTTTTACATGAGTCGGGATCATGTTTTTTGCAAATCAATGACCAAAACCTTCACCTAGTCCAGTCCGTGATGGACGAAGTATTTGGGAGTGATAACTTTGTTGGTCTTATATCGTATGCCTCTACGAGCGGTCTTACTCCAAAATATTTGAGTCGAGTTGGAGACTATGTTATTTGGTATGCAAAATCGATAGATAAATTGAAATATAGACAATTATATTTAAAAAAGGATTCTCCATTTGATGACGAAAATTCTCGTTATGACCAGCTGGAGCTTGCAGATGGAAGTAGGAGGGCGTTGTCTTCGGACGAGAAAAAAGGGAATGTTCCAATTCCTGAAGGGGGAAAAATTTTCTCACTCGGTGCGCTGGACAGCCAGGGGAGTACAGGTGCCTCAACCCCATTTGAATATAAGGGAAATACTTACTTGCCCGCTACGGGTCGTCACTGGACAGTAAACTATCCAACGGGGATGGAAAGGCTTCAAGCCCAAAATAGACTTGCGGTTATGGGCAAGCGACTGCGCTTCGTTCGTTATTATACCGATTTTCCATACCAGCAAATATCAAATAATTGGATGGATATTGGAGGTGCGGTGCAAAGTAGAAACGATCCGAAAATATATGTAGTTCAAACAGGAACATCGATAGTACAAAGATGCATATTGATGGCCACAGATCCTGGTGACTTAGTTTTTTATCCTACCTGTGGTTCTGGGACTACTGCATACGTAGCTGAGAAATGCGGGCGAAGGTGGATTACTTGTGATACTTCTCGTGTTGCAGTCGCCCTCGCAAAACAAAGGTTAATGACCGCACATTTTGATTATTTCCAGCTTGCTCATCCAAGTGAGGGCATTACAAGCGGCTTTAGCTATAAAAAAGCTTCTCGCATTACGTTAGGTTCTCTTGCGAGTAACCAGATGTTACAAGAAGAAACGCTTTATGATCAGCCACTGATCGACAAGAATAAAGTGAGAGCAGCGGGACCCTTCACCGTCGAAGCAGTGCCAGGGCTTCGCGTCAAACCCTTTGATGGCAGTAGACAGAAGGTTGGTACTACTGGCGATGACTTGGCGCGTACAGAAGAAACTGCGAATCAAGCGACCTGTCGCGACGAGCTCAAAACAGCCGGCATTCGAGCAACGGGTGGAAAGGTAATAAACTTCTCGCGGATTGAGCCGATGGCTGGCACGCGCTTTCTGCATGCTGAGGGGGAAATTTTAGAGGACGGCAAGCAGAAGAAAGTACTTATCAGTTTTGGTCCGGACTATGGCGCTCTCGAACAACGACATGTTGAGGAAGCGGTGAATGAGGCACGTTCGCTCGCCGAGAAGCCGGACCTCCTCATTTTCGCTGCATTCCATTTCGATCCGGAGGCCGCAAAAGATATCGGCGAGATAGACTGGAAAGGAGTAAAGATTCTCCAAGCGCAAATGAGTGTCGATTTGCTTACCGCCGATCTTCGCAAAAATCGCTCGTCCAACCAAAGCTATTGGCTTATCGGTCAACCGGATGTTGAGGTAATCAAAAATAAAGACGGAACGTATAAGGTAAAAGTGAATGGCTTTGATTACTACAATCCCATTACAGGAGAAATTGATGCTGGTGATACGAAGCGTATCGCAATGTGGATGCTCGATACTGATTACGACGAACAAAGCATCATGCCTAATCAGGTATTCTTTCCTCTCAAGGACGAGAAGCGAGACTGGACGAGCCTTGCAAAAACTCTCAATGGCGCAGTTAATGAGGACGTGATGGATAATTTTGTGGGTGCCGAGTCCCTACCATTCAAAGCGGGCGAGAATAAAAAGGTGGCAGTGAAGATTATTGATGACCGAGGCATTGAGTCGTTCGTCATTCGCAAACTCTAATTCTATGAGTCAAAAAACCATCGGCAAGCTGATAATTAACGGCGCCCACACGGAGCCAACTCAATATTGGGCATATATTCGTGAGACACAAGAATTTGAACTGAAAGAAGGTCGCCGTCCTGCTGGATATTGGCGTACAAGTGGCGTTGGGAAAAAAGCCGCTGATGATCCTGGTGAATTTGTGCCACTTGGACTGGTGAATATGATTCGGCCTCGTGTGATCAAATGGCGCGAGGCAGGATATCCAAACGTCAATGGCACGACTCGCAAACTGTTGGAGTACTGGAATGATGGTACACAGAGGCAATTTCCGTTTTTCTTTTGCCAACTGGAGGCAGTGGAGACTGCTATCTGGCTTGCCGAAGCAAACGATAGTGAGAAGCAAGGTATTGAATTACCGTCAGAACCGGAAGGGTGGCAGAGACAGTGCTTCAAGATGGCAACTGGCACCGGCAAGACGGTCGTTATGTCGATGCTCATCGCGTGGCAGGCGCTGAACAAGCTCGCCAATCCTACGGACGCTCGTTTCTCAAAGAATATTTTGATACTTGCGCCGGGACTCACCGTCAAAGACCGTTTACGCGTTTTGAAACCAGAACGCGAGGATAACTTCTATCAAAGCTTTAACATCGTGCCTTCTTCTATGTGGCAGGAACTACTGCAAGCGAAAATTGTTGTTGAAAACTGGCACACGCTCGCACCGATTAACGAGAATTATGGTCCCAAGGTTGTGAAAAAGGGTCCTGAAAGTGACGAGGCGTTTACACGTCGCGTTGTAGCTGATTTCGGAAATTCCCAGAACATTCTTGTCATAAACGACGAAGCCCACCATTGTCATCGCCCCTCTGGATTTGAAGACAAAGAAGAACAAGAAAAGGCGACTATTTGGATTAGCGGTATTGACCGTATTCATCGAGCGCGGGGTGTCCTACGAGTGCTCGATCTTACAGCGACTCCGTTTAAGCCGACAGGCAAAAATAATCAGGGTGAGCAACTTTTTACCTGGATCGTGAGCGATTTTGGTCTCAATGATGCCATTGAAAGTGGCCTGGTAAAGACGCCACGCATCGCAGTGCGGGACGATTCGGTGAATATGAATAAAGATCTTCGCTCCAAATTGTTCCATATCTATCCGGAGGTGAAGGATGACCTCAATCGTCGTGCCGAAGCGCACGAAGGTCTGTCCGACCTTCTCTCGAATGCGATAGATATCCTGGGGGGTGACTGGTTACGAGAGAAAGAGGACTGGAAGCAACTTAGACCAACGATTAAAACCCCGCCCGTAATGATAATGATATGTAATCGCACAGAAACGGCGGCTCGCATTGAGTATGCAATCAAGAATGGTTATTTGGTTACCAAGGAACTCGGCGATGGATTACTCCGCATCGACCAGGAGGCATTGGACAAAGTGGAGGCCGAAGAGGCAAGCGAAATGGCAAAAAACAAGCGAGAGCTTGCAGAAGATTTGCGTGAGAGAGTGAATACCGTCGGCAAGGAGGGAAAACCGGGTGAGCAAGTACAGTGCGTGATAGGCGTAAACATGCTTTCGGAAGGATGGGATGCCCAAACAGTCACGCATATCTTGGGCGTTCGCGCTTTCACAAGCCAGCTTTTGTGCGAGCAAGTCGTCGGCCGTGGCTTGCGGCGTATTTCGTATGAAAACCTTTCTGAACCAGAATATGTGACTGTCTTTGGTGTGCCGTTTACTTACTTGCCGGTAGAAGATACTGGCGAACCGCCACAGCCTCCTACCGCTAAAACAAAGATAGAACCGAAGTCCGACCGCATGAATTTAGAAATCAAATGGCCGCATGTTCTGCGCGTGGACTACAAACTCAACTATTTTCTCGATGCTGATTGGGAAAAACTCAAGCCGCTTGAACTTTCAACCGATGATGCGCGAACGGTGGTGGAGATTGCTCCCGTCATAGACGGCAAACCAGATCTCACGAGACTTACGGAACTTCAGCTTCTAAAATTTGCGGAGGAGAAGCGATTCCAGAGTCTCAAACTCCAAGCGGCAGTTCGATTGCGTGAGAGATTTAAGAATAATTGGGATGGAGACCCCGCTAGCCACATAAGTCAGCTTCTCAAGATAGTCGATACGTTCATCGATTCGGACAAACTGGTTATCAAACTGCCGAAGTTTAAGCATGCCGAACTGTTAAAACGAATTGTTATTGCACTGAGCATTCAGAAAATTGTTGACCACGTCGGACAGTTTATTAAGAGCTCAAGCACCGAAGACCCAATCGCTATTTTCGACAGTGTCCGTCCAGTTCGGAGTACGGCGACAGCCCCCATATGGTACACGAGTAAATCAGCTCAATCTGTAAAGAAAAGTCAGATAAGTCATATAGTCGTAGACAGTAAATGGGAAGCGAGTCTCGCGTTTGAATTTGAGCGCGACCGTATTGAAGGACTAGTCTCATGGGCAAAGAACGACCATCTTGGCTTTGAGATTTACTATCTCTGGAAAGGTGCAATCCGAACATACTTCCCGGACTTCATCGTCAAATTCGAAGGAAACAAGTACATCCTTCTAGAAGTAAAAGGGCAGAAAACAGATCAAGACGAAGCAAAATGGGCGGCGGCTCAAGAATGGGTGCGTGCGGTAAATCTCAATGGCAATTTCGGTACGTGGGAGTTCAAAACCCTCGAAGACCCGAAGGATGTTTTTGAGATTATAAAAGCATGAGCGAAAAGCTAGGCGGTGGCGGGTTACCCGTTAACGAGATTGTTCCCATCAAACTGGTACCAGGCCAAGAACGAATAGCGGGCTATATAGACGGACTGAATGCGATTTTAAAGATATACGGTGTTAAGCCATCCGTCTTTCTTGATGGAGCAACTTTTCTTTGCAACCCGTACATAAAACATAATCCTGATTGGATTGCCCAATCAGCCCATTCGTTTAGAGAGATTGGATATCTGTTTTCTGGTGCTCCAACTAGAAGGGCCAGGAGTAGTTTTTTGATACGCGCACTACCAGTGTTTCGAATATTGCAACTATATATTCAAAACAGGAACTTAAGGTCAAAAAAGGTAGAAGAAATAATCCGTGTGTATTTAGACGAGGCAGAGGCAGCTTTTTTAGCCGCGCGCATTACAGAGATAACTCACATTTTTGCGGACATATCACATCATCATTCGAGTAAGCGAGGAAACGCACAAGACACGTTAAAGCGACTCCGGAAATTGGGGTTGGCAACAGAAACTGACACCTCTATAAACGAGTCTATATTTTTAGGTCTCGCAAAAGGATTCTTAAATACCATCGCGGAAACCATTTCTGCTCACTTGACTATACATAGAAAAATTGATCTCTTTTGTGAAGGTCTTAAGGGGGGTAAGGCAGATAGAAGATACTTAGCATTTTTACTTGCCTCAACCCCTGACGCTCATAAATATTTTTTCGCAGTTGTACCAGTTACGAACATCGATTGGATATGGAAGAACGACTTTCTTGATGTTGTTAAAGAAAGATCGGACGACTCAGATCAAGTAAGATATCGCACACCGGAGTTGGACTATCTTGCAAGGGTCGCTGAAAGCAATCCGAAAAAAGTTGTTGACTTTATGTTGTCTTTTGATACGACAGCAAATCTTAACCTAGAGACAATAGATCGATTTTTGTGGATATGTACCAAGTTGCCAGCTAAAGAGTTGGTACGCGTAGTACCGACAATTCGAGATAAAAAGTGGGTTCAGACTTTGGGAGGTAGAAATCATTGGGGTTTTGGATACAAACAAATGTTTGATACTCTCGCGACCGCAAAAGAGCACGAGACCGTGCTTACGCTAGCTGAGGCGATCCTTTCTGTGCGCCCAAAGGAGGATGCAAAAAGAAACCCCTTTGGTTCGGTTGAAAACCCCTTCTATTTCAGTGACCTTCATTACTCTGAAGTTTTCGGGAAGTTAAGCGAGATTGGTGGCGTATACGAAGAGAGTGTACTAAAGCTAACACTCAAAACTCTAGCGGATGTAGTTCTTTTGAGTGGCGAAAAGGAGGACGATGTGTTCCCGATTGGTGACATGTTTAGCTTATTCGATGTCGACTTCTTCACTCTTTCGCTAGAACATGAACGCCACTTATCATCACGCGATGACGTGCGTGATTTGAGTGCAGTCGCAAAGATATTCGCGGATAAACTGATTAGCAAATCATGTAATAAACCAGATGAGGCGCGGCGTTTATATAACACTTATGTCGCCACACTTCCCGACGCTCGTACTATGTGGCGCTTCCGTCTGTATGTTTGGAGTCTTTGTCCGGAGGTTTTCCGTGATGAATTAAGAACATCTTTCTTTAGGGGATTAGAGTCAGAGAAGACGCTTTGGCCAATAACAAGCGGGGCTGAATATGAACATGCATTAAGAAAAGCCTTCGGTGTCCTGTCTGTGCCAGAAAGAGGAAAATATATTCAGCGAGCGTTTGAATTATTTGAAAGCCTTGCTAGCGAACATCCGTACGGATTCGGGATTCTCTCTAGTATTTACGAGTTTCTGTCGGAGGACGATAGAAAGCACGCCGAGGTGTTATACAAGCAGCCACTTAAAGCTGACTTTTATCCTGAACCAAGTATTGTGCACGGGTATGCGGGGACTGTGGTGCCACAAACGCCATCAAACACTGAGGACGAATGGAAGAAACCTGTTTCCGAAATTGTGGAACTTCTAAAGACAAAATGGACGCCGGAAGCGCTTCATAAGTCGGATACGAAACATGATTTTCTGCGGCCCATAAATGCCGAGGGTGTCGCCGACAGGCTACGAAAAGATATCAAAGAGCGACTTGGAGATTATGCGAGCAATGCGAGGTCATTTCTCGGCAGAAACAATCTGGATGCTCACTACACATACTCATTCCTACGGGGAATTCAAGAAGCAATCAAGGCCGACTACGCGCAAGCAAAGAATATTGATTGGAGCAAAATTGTTGCACTTGGTAAGGATATCGCTGAGTCAGGCAATGCGAAGCAATTTGACCATCAAATGCGAGAACGTGAGCAGTTCAACGCATGGCTTGCTGGTTGGACTGGCGTGCATTCAAGTCTTGCAGATGTGCTACAAGAACTTCTCCATGCAGAAGATGACTCTTCTATTGTCGATTTTGACACTCATCGTGATGATATTTTCTACATAATTAACTATTTGTTGTCATTTCCTAATCCTATGCCAGCCGATGAAAAGCATGAGACCGCGGGTATGAAAGAAAAATCTGTCGGAGAAAATGGGTATCAGGTAAGTGACCCTTATACAATCGCCATAAACTCAGTGCGAGGCCGAGCTTTTCAATCGTTTGCTCTCTTTATTGAGTGGGACGGTAAGAAATTCCCGAAGGAAGCTTCTTCTAAATTGTCAGAAGACGTAAAGAAAGCATTTGATGAACTTCTCGCACGGGAGGATACGGGAGCGATTATGTTTATGTTTGGGCATTATCTGCCATTCTTCTACTTCCGTGACAAGGTATGGATACGAGATAGATTACCTCGCATTTTTACAACCGAGACGGATAAAAAGCATCTTTATCTTGCCGCTTGGGAAGGATATTTAACGAGGGCCCTTTATGCGGAGCTATTTGAAGAACTCCATAGAGAATATGCACGCGCTATAGAGTTAGATTCCTCTTCGTATACAAAACGCAAGTACCGGGGAGAGTTGGACGAAACTCTTGCAACACACTTGGCGCTAGCATACATACACTTCAAAGAGTTTGGTTTTGAATCCGACTTGTACAAAGCGTTCTGGAATGTTACGAACAGTAAACGTCACGCCGCTTTTGTATCATTCATTGGTCGTCATGTAATATCTCGAGACCGTCCTGAAGAGTGGCTGAAAGAAAACGAAGAGGTAAGCATAAAAAAGATTGAGGCGTTCTGGGACTGGGTGCTTGAGCACTGCGATGATAAAGAGGCGTTACAGGGATTCGGATTCTGGATGCAAGCGAAGTACAAGATATTTGATCCTGTGTGGCTTGCTGACCGTATCGATAAAACACTGGAAAAAACGAATGGAAATATCGGATGGGAAATCGGTTTCGTCGACTCGTTATCGATACTTGCCAAAGCTGCCCCGGAGAAAACACTGAGCGCCTTGCGACGGCATCTGATTGACGGGAAAATTCTAAGAGAAGCTCGGGGCTATATCCGCGTGGATAGCAATCTGATTGATGTGCTAAAAACACTCTACGCCAATCCTTCAACTAAGGATAGGACTTATAAACTCATAAATGAACTTCTACCAATTGGTGGTGGGCAATTCTGGGGTCTGAAAGAAATTTTGAAGTAAACCGAAGTTTTTCTACAAACATGAACATTTACGATTTGCATAAGAAGATAAATATCGTTCTCGATGAGGAGGTGCGTTCTTATGCCGCGAACGGGAGAATTCGCGGAGGTCTAGGAAGTATGAATGTAACTCTTCAAAGTGTTCCTAATAATGGCTGGACTAATGAAGGTCAGATCCCACAGCTTCTTTTTGATAGAAGCGACCCGACAGTTATTAGCTCCCCAAACGCGACGACACTAATAAAATTCTATTCATCTCTTGATCCTGATGATAAGAGTAACTTTAGAATCTATCTCATAGCTCACTTAAGAAAAGATTCGCCATATGCAAGTGTTGGATACTTAATTTTCTTCGTGTTATATCGGATCGGGGAGACGGTTGACGCTATCCAGCAGGCACGTCGCGCACTTCTGGGCGATACCGTTCATGGATACAGTAATGTTCTGGGAGTCTTCTCAATGATTATTTCCCGAGAGTATCTCGAGATCGATTCAAAAACCTACGAGGATATAAAGTTAGTTCTTCAAGGTGATTCTGAATATAAATTTTGGCTTGAACAGAAAATCAACCTTGCTCTCCTAAAGCATCTTGAAAGAGATCTGAATGATGTAAATCCGGAGGTTAACACTGACCGCGATAAGGTGATAGAGCTTTGGGGTAAGAAGTTCTCAAACATCGAGGTACCTCAACTTATAAAGGAAATTGAAGATGATTTTAGAGATGGAGACTTTTCAGACACAAAATTTGCCGCGTGCATCGGGAGGATCAGGGTTTTGCTGGTTGAGATTTCAAAACGCATAGCCCTATCCATTGCTCAGTCTCGTAGTGATACCTCCGTGACTGAGAATTCTGATGACCATCACTTCTTTCAGTATTTGAAAGATAAAAGAGTTATTAATGATCATGAATGGAATATATTAAGGTCGATGTACGGCTTGGCCTCAGATCAAGGATCTCATAGTTCTGTGTCGAATCGTGAGTATGCGAGATTGATCAAGAATATAACTTACGAGATGGTGCTACTTTTCTTGAGCAGGCATGGAATTTAGGCAGTATGATGAACGAAACATCAGAGTCATGATTAAGAAAATCAAGCTGGATAAGAATCTCGTTGGCATTGCAGGTGTCTACTACACAGCTGCAAAGCTTACTCACATGGGGTATGTTGCGCTTGTCACAACTCGCAATACGAAAGCATATGATTTGCTCGTCTTCAAACAAGGAGAACGCAAGGTCTTGCCGATTCAAGTCAAGACGCGATCCTCGGGAGGTTTTCGGGTCGTAGGAATTGACGATATCAAAACCATCAACAGGGAACTGATCAAGAAAATAACATGCCCTTATGTGTTGGTCGATTTGAAGGAAGAATATCCTGACTTTTACATTTTGTCTACGAATCAAATGCGAGAGCTAGTTAAGAAAGACTGGAATTTTTGGGAGCATAACCATACACATCGCAAGCCAGTTAGAAAAACCAAAGTACAAATAATTTTTCAATTGAGGGAAACCATGAACCTTCTAAATGATTACAAAAACAAATGGGAGAATCTGCATTTAAGCTAGCACTTAGAATCTAAGCACCTGATTCTTTCGCTTCTTTTACATCTACTGTTTTCGCTAGCTCCGATAACGCACTGAATATCTGGGCTGGTTCCGCGGATATTATTTTCACTCCTGGCGGAAACGACTTGAGCAGCATATCTTTTTGCATGATCTTCTCATCGAGTAAGACCGCAATCCCCATGTCGGTCTTTTTCCTAATCAGTCTGCCAAAACCTTGTTTCAGATCCAATGCCGTCAATGGTTCGTAGTACGACGAATAGCTGTCACGGCCTTCTCGCCGGACTTCCTCGCACCGGGCTTTGATGAGTGGCTCCGTCGGGACTTTATACGGGATTTTGTATATGAATAGCGACCGTAGCGAAGGTCCAGGAACATCAACGCCCTGCCATAGAGACGCTGTTCCTATCAGTACGGAGTTGATGTCATTCGCAAAGTCGCGAACGATTGAAGTGACACCGGTTTCTTTCGATTGCCGTAGAAGCCAGATATTTCTGCTCGATAAGTGCTCGGCCAAACCGTTATAGAGCCAATCCACCTGCTCGTGACTTGAGCACAGAACCAGCGAGCCTCCCTGAGAAGCGACGATAGCCTCCTTTAGAAAATCCAGACATTGCTGGGCGTGTTTGCGTTTTGCTTCCCTCGCGCTTGCATATGAAATACCGCGAGGCACAAAAAATTGCACCTGTCGTGAGTAATCAAATGAGGACGGTCGCTGGAGATATTTGACATGTCCTTCCTCGATGAGGTCCGTGCCGCATCGGTGCGCAAAGAAGTTGAATTTGTCATCCACCGTAATTGTTGCCGAAGTCATGACCACGGAATTGAATGTGTCATAAACAAGGGACTCCATCTCTTGAGCGATTGAGAGAGGCGCAGCATGTATCTGAACTGTGCTGTTGGAATGCTCGATAAACCGCACGTGGTAATCTCCGTCGCCTATGATCTTGTCGATTGTGTTTACGAGGCGGTCGGTTAGATCGGCACGAATGGTAAGACTCTTTTTCAATTTGTCGTTGACGGTTCTCTGGGAAAAATCATTGAGGATAGTGCTAATTTGTCCCAAGCGTTGCCTGATGCTATCCAATATTCCCGTGAGCGGTTTCATGTGCTCCGGCGTTTGCGACAATTCTGAGAAGGATACTTTAATATCCCATTTCGACGTTGGGTCGGGTGGCACGATCTTCTCAAGCACTTCGCCGAATAACATACGTATATCCAATCGCAGATCTTTTTCGATACCGTCAAATGTGACGCCCAGTTCCGGTAGTCTCGTATCCGGAGAAGCTCCGATGATCGCATCCATTATCTTCCGCACTCCACGGCGCTCATCATAGAGCTGATACATGAGACGTTCTAGTAGGTATTGTGACAGCGTCAGAGTCCACGCCGATGTGGCGGCATCCTCTAGATGGTGAGTTTCATCGAGGACGACAAATTTCGCTTCAGTCGGCAACACAGGATGCGCGAAAGCAATTTCTTCGATAGTCTTACTTTCATTTTCCGGTTCAATGGGATCTTTTCTATTTACTACTTTGCGATGCAGTCCCATCAACAATATCGCGTGGTTCATGATCACGAGGTCCGCATCCTTCGCGCGCAAACGTGCCTTTGCCAAGAAACATTTTTCCGCATCGAAAAGTTCGCAAACATCTCTTGCACAGAGTTCGTCTAGATTGCATATATCTTCTTTGACTCGTTTCGGAATGCGCTCCGTCAGCCAGTATGGCAGTTCATCCCAGTCGCCGCGCTCGGTCTCCAGTACCCATGCTGACAACAGCAGGAACGCGAGACGCGTCGTGAACCTCGTCTCTTCCTCCGCGTGTTCATACAGCGAGCGTTGCGAGAATTCCGTAAGGGCTTCACGCGTGAATTCACGGAATTTATCAAGGCACACGTAATTTTGCTTGCCCTTCACGACCGCTACCCGCAGGTCTGGCTTAACAGTTTCGCGTACATGTTTTATCTCCTTGAAAGCCAACTGGTCTTGCAGCGCCTTTGTGAACGTCGAGATAACGACAGGAATATCATTCTTTAGCGCAAACATTACCGAAGGGACAAGATACGCTTTCGATTTCCCGACTCCGGTCCCTGCCTCCACCACCGCATGTCGTTTTTCATTGAACGCTTCCGCAACGAAGCGTGCCATAGAACGTTGTTCCGGCCTATCCTCAGAATATTCGAGTACTCCTGCGTCGGAAGAAAAGAATTTTTCAACCCCCGCAATATCTATCGGTCTCGTTAAGACGAGTTTATTTTGCTCGGCGTCTTTTTTACGATACGGCACATGTGCTTCGACCAATGCGGAAATATCAATAACCTCGTCGCTTTTACCGGGGAGAAAGTTTGCCCACCACCACCCCGTACGCTCAGCAAGGAATTTGAGCGCGGAGACCTTCTTACGATTCTTCTTATTCCATACGTCTCGTAGACGCTGTAAAATTGTGAATTCCAACTCGCAGTCGGCTAGTGCTCTATGCGGGACTTTGCCTAGGGAAAACGCCTCGGCCAACGCTGCCGTACCGTGACCCATCGCGTTCGTAGGCAGGACGAAGAAAGCAATCTCCATAGAATCGTACTTTTCAGAAAATTTCATCCCCTCACGTTCCAACATACGGAAGTCAAACGAGTAGCCATTGTGAGCGATTGCCGGCCGCTTCTGCACAAATTTTCGCAATTGCTCAATGACTTCACCTATAGTCGGTGCGCCTTCGAGCATCGAGTCAGTTATGCCTGTTATCCTTTTCGTAGTGTCAGGCAATTTATCGTTGTATCTTACAAACGAGGAGTATCGATCTTTTATCTCGTCTCCGGAAATCAGCAAAGCTCCAATCTCGATGATCGCGGAGTTGGCAATGTCGAGACCAGTTGTCTCTATATCAAGTACGATGTATTCCATACATATTTTGGCTTACAAATCTCACTATACTCTCGGCTGTATGGATTTCCAGCAAAATTGTCCTTGCAAAAAGCACTGTTGGTAACTCGCTTCGCAATCATCCGAATGTAAGCTAGGGTGCCAGACGATAGCCAAAAGTGCTATCATGTTCTCTACACCACCAATATCGGCCCGGAAGGGCGGCGACCTAAACCATTCGCAAGAGTGGCATGGTCGGGAAGACCCAATCACGATACTGAACCCTGCGTTCAGCGACTCGTGATTGGGCTATATCCCGAAAGGGGTGTAGGGCCGCAAGGCCTAGCTGGCGCAGGGCTTAGTGTTTTTTGCGCCAGTGAACAAAATCAGGTTCACTATGGCGATCATCATTTCAAAAAACGGCAAGAATGCCGTCAAAGTAGAAAAATCATCCTTCGACAAGGAGAACTTTCTCCAGCAGTACATCTATGAAAATCCCGAGAGCATTCCTCTATACGATATCAAAGAAGACATCCGCTTGTTAATTCTCGCGCGGGAATTCCAGACGACGAGTGGCCCAATAGATGCGCTTGGCATCGACAGGGACGGGGAGATATACATCGTCGAAACGAAACTTTTCAAGAATTCCGACAAGCGCACCGTCATCGCGCAGGCACTCGACTACGGCGCGGCGCTCTGGAAGCACTCCGGCGACTTCACTCAATTTGTGTCGGCGCTTGATGCCGCAGTGGCTGAAACCTTCAAGATGAACCTTGTCACAAAACTCCGTGATTTTTTCGGGTTATCCGAAGAAGAATCAGCGATCCTTCTTGAGAGTGTGCGACAAAATCTATCCGAAGGCGCATTCCGCTTCGTCGTCTTAATGGATCAGCTTGATGCCCGTCTGAAGGATCTCGTCATATATGTTAACCAGAATAGCCAGTTCGACGTGTACGCGGTCGAGTTCGAATACTACAAACACGAGAGTCAGGAAATCATCATCCCGAAAATCTTCGGCGCAGAGGTGAAAAAGGAAATGGCGGTCGTATCTTCCGGTGCGCGTCGTCAGTGGAACGAATTGTCGCTCATGGATGATGCAAAACAAAAACTCTCGCAGAAGGAATATGATGCGTTCAAGCGCATTTATGATTTCTCAAAACAGCGTGCAACTGAAGTTCGTCTTGGCACGGGGTCCTACGGTTCCTTCAGCCCGATTTTTGCGAAGTTATCCGGTAAATCACTTTTCACACTAACGACTGACAAGCGCCCTAGCTTCAACTTCGAGTGGATTTCGAAAGACAACGAGCGTACCGCGGAAGTTTTCAAACAAAAACTCGAGTCGATTGGCTTCTCGTTTCCAGAGAATTTCAAGGAAATTCGTCCGAGCGTATTGACTGACGAGTGGTTGCCGCGCGTCGATAAGTTTCTCTCAGCGATTTCCGAGATGCTCCGTGATAGTGAAATAGTTTAAATCAAGAACATCTTCCGCAAACTCTCCCGCGTTTGCAGCATTGCCTCGCGCTCGCGCGATGGCAAATGGTCATACTCGCCCTGATAGGGACCTTTGAAGTTCATGCCCATTGCGCGCGGCCTGCAATCCTCCGCGATGATGCTTGAAAGCAGAATTGAAAACGCGTCCACCAAATCATCGTATTTCTCTATACCGAAGCCTGTAATTTGATTAATGAGCACCGGCATTTCTTTGGGGAATAGTACCTTACCGCTTTGCACGAGATGACTCACAGCGGAGAGACGCGCGTACTTGTCTTGGCCGTGGATTTTGATGCCAACCGCCGTATAGCGATCCGCCTTTAATTTCTCGACAGCTGCTGATTGGTACCCCACATCTTCGACGCATAACTTGGACATACCCAAACTATCTGATATAAGTTTGGCCTGGTCCACCATTTCTAAGAACGATAATCGTTTATTAACTACATTTGGCAAAATATATATCTCAAGTTTGTCCCCACGGCCGTAGACGCGTGCAGATACCATCGCGGTAAAGTCGGCTCGTTCGTCTTTTGATATTGCCAAGTCGATACCGGTTGCGCACCACGAAGGACTCTCGGGCCTGGGTAACGCGTCATAGTACTTGATCCATTCAGGCTTAATGAGCTGCTCATCGCGCGAGAGGATTTTGAGAAGATATTCTCTTGCCCATGCAATCGGGTCCTTTATCATCCTCCTCTCTTCATCAACCGATTCGGGCGTCGGATACTTGCCCGGCCAGCGCGGGTTGCCATCGTCGTCGAAGAAGGAGTATTCGCGGAATTCACCGTCGCGCTCGCCGGACTCAATATTGTACTGGAGTCGGCGCATGAGACTGTCTTCATGCAAAAGATTCCCGACCATGACAAAGCGCGTGAGTTTGTCGCCAACGGGAAGAAGTTCGCCCGTAAACCATTCAGAAAGTCTGTCTCTGCTTTCCTGCGTTTGTACCGACTCCAAACTCTCGAGGTCGTCGCAGACAACCAAGTCAGGTCTGAATTCATCGTGGAGTACTCCGCGTATGGACTGTCCTACGGAAACGGCGGCAATCCGTGCATTGAGCTTTCGGATAATGAGTGCCCGCGCTCCCCATTGATCCTTCTCTTCATCAATGGGACCAAGGTCGCCGCGAAGTAGCGCATTGCTCTCGAGCTGACGGCGGATGTTGGCGAGGCATCGGCGCGCTTTCTCTTCTGTTTGGCCGACAAGGAGCACGTGCTTTTTCTGCTCTACCCCAAATACCGCCCACAGCACGTACGCCACCGAGGCAATCGTGGTCTTTGCGCTCCCGCGAAAAGCGGTAATGACGATGAATTTCTTGCGGCAGTCGCGCAGGAGCTTGATGATATCTTCTTGGAACGGAGCGGATGGATACTGTAGCCGCCTGTGGAAGTAGATAGGGAAGAACCACTCGAAGTCGCGCTTCACGACCTCAAGACGTATCGCCTTGTTATTGAGAATCTTCTCAAACAACCTGTCCAATTTATTTCTCTTTTGGTTTTTGCGGTTTCTCTTTGCCATACAATGATGAATGCCTAAGCGCTTGCCTCACGGACGTTTTGTCTGCGGCGGGTAGCGGTTCATTTTTGGTCGTGACCGTCCCCGAAAACTCCACCTTATTGGCATACCGGTAGCTGTTGTGCTGGAGCCACAGTCGCGCGGCTTCGAGCTTGCCTTGCCTGATGAGTGAAATAACTTGGGACTCGGCCAAGTCGTTGATGAACTCTCGGCCTTGATTAAGAGCGGTTTCTACCTCCTCTGCGAATTTATTGCTCCTCTTAATCCAACGGTAAAAGGTGGTGCGAGAGATTTTCACCTTGTCGCACGCGATTTCCTTGATTGGAGTGCGTTTGAGTTGCTCCAGCAATGCCACTCTCAATTTGTCTTGGCGGACTTTAATCGTTTGTACCTTAGACATATTTCTCGGGATTGAAGCCGGTAAGTTTACGGAAGCGGTCGATGACAAGCTGGCAGTATTCTGGATCTATCTCGATGCCAATGCAGATGCGCTTTGTCTGCTCGCACGCGAGAAGCGTCGTACCAGAACCAAGAAATCCGTCATACACGACATCGCCGATGCGCGTGCTGTTCAAAACAAGGCGGCGGACTAATGGAATTGGTTTTGTCGTCGGGTGCATCGGACTCTTGGCAGGTCTCGGATATACGATTACGCTCCTATCCTTCGACTTCAGAAATTCATGCACTCCGCCCCACCCATATACTATGAGTTCGTGTTGTGGCGCGTAGTCCAGGCGGCCAACGACTGAGCTTGTTTTCACCCACACAAGGAGCTGTCCGAATTTCAGCTTCGCCTCTAACATTCCTTGCCTTAGGGCGAATACCATTTTGTCGGAGTTGAAGATGTAGAAACTGTTTTTCCTTTCCAGATGTGGTGTGGTCGCCTCGATCCACTTGCGAGTGAACGCGGTGTACTCCTCGTCGCTCTGTAGGTGGTCGCCTTCGACCAATTTGTCTTTCAGTAGTGTCTTGAAATTACGCTTGCTCTCGACAATGGCGACACCATACGGGGGATCGACGATTACGGATTTGATTTTCTGGTTCCCAACAACTCGCGCGATGAATTTCTGGTCTCGACAATCACCGCAGGCGAGTACGTGATTTCCGAGACGGATGATGTCTCCGAATTTAATTGAGTTTTTTGACTGGGTCATGGCTGATTTTTTTGAAACGATTAATAATTACTTGGCAGAAAACTGTCTCCAGTTCGCAACAGTACGCCGTGCGTCCGAGCTGTTCGCACGCTGAAAGAATGCTGCCGGAGCCCGCCGTAAGGTCGAGCACAGCATCTCCCGGTCGAGTGCAACGACGGAGTGCTTTCTCGTGTAAGGTCGGACTTTTTGAAGTCGGATGTTCGTATTTGTTGCTGGGTAGGCGCTTCACGAGCCAGATGTTTAGGAGGTCGAGGATGTCTTCCGTGAGGCGATTGCCGGTAGTGACTTCTTTGTTGATAATTTCGTTCAGGTTCCTCACTTTGTCGTTGAGCCACGGTTTTCCGACGGTTCCATAGACGACGAACTCCGTCGCCTTGTTGAACGCCACGGCTGGAGTGGGCGATTGATTATCTTTAATCCAGATGCACAAGCGCAACGAACGGATACCGAGTTCTTTGTACAGTTCTTGGAAGAGATATACCCATCGTTCATCGCACCAGAAGAGAAAGTGCGCGTCGGGCTTGGAGACCGCGAGCGAATTTTGCATCACCGATTTAACGAATGCGCGATATTCTTCTTCTGATTTGTTGTCATTAACCTTACCTCCGTACTTTGCCTTACCCCCGACACCCTTGTCGTACGAAAGACCGATGTTGTATGGCAAATCATCATTCACCATGCTGGCACGGACGTCACCCATGAGTTTCTTAGCAATTTCCAGGTCGGTCGCATCGGCACAAATCAACTTATGACGGCCCAAAGCAAACACATCGCCAAGCTTGATTTCCGTCGTCTTCGCACGTTCCATTTCTTTTTCTTCGTCTATCTCGTCATCTAGGATTTCGAGATTGTCGTTAAAGACGCAGCTCAGGTCGTCGGCATTGAACCCAGCCGTGAGAAGCTCGCCGAGGTCGAACTCCTCGGCCAATTTTGTCCAGTCCCAATCCGCGCCACTTCGATTTGAGGTGAGAACTTTGAATAACGAAATGCATTTCCGTCAGCACTCCTAAAAGACCACAGGTAGTGCGGTTGGTGATGTAAACCTCAAACAATCAAAACTCAAGCGAGAACTTTCGGGGTAACCGGCGGAATGGTTGCGAGTAATTGAAGCAGGTGTGCCACGATGGCGGAGAGGTAATGCGCGAGATATCCGCCAACCGAGCGTGGCATGGACGTAATGAATCCGTAGACGACTTTCAACATGCGGAAGTGCGTCTCTACTTTCATCCGGAGGTTCAGTAACTCAATCTGATCAGGCGTTGCTATCTTTCGCATGTTGCATCGCGTTGCCGTCAAGACCATGCGTTCATTCTCGATGTAGAAGTCTTTGGTGAACTCTTCGCCCACATAGCCCGCGTCCGCAACGAAGAGTCCGCGAAGCTTTGCGTTCATCTGTTTGAAGACAGCACGATCGTCGCCGTTTGCTGAGGTGAACTTGAGTGCCAGAATACGCCCTTCCAGATCGGCAGAAAGATGAGTCTTCAAGCCAAAATAGTAGCCTTTGCCCGTCTTTGACTTGGTTGCGAAGTCAGCCATCGTCTTGTGATGCTTTGAGTTCTTCAAGAGACATACGGGAGTTTCAGTCGCGTCAGTGAACTTCAGGAAATGTGCGTGTCTGCGGAATATGCTGATGATGAGCGCTATGACAATCGCCAGGTAGCCCTGCGTGCGATTGATCGAGACAACAAATGTGTTGTACGAGCACGGAGGCTCGACGATGTTGTACAACGACTGCTTCGTCTCAATGTTCTGCTGCTGCTTCAATACTGCACACGTGACCGCTTCGATGTTGGTAAGCGCCGGTTTTCGACCTTTGGGATGTTCTCTGTTTTTGAGTTTCAAGGAGCTGAAGATGTCTGCTATGATTGCTTTGAGGTTTTGATATGTGGTGATTGATTCGTTCATACAAGAGGCGCCGTCAGGCGCCTCTTGTAGTATTGCACGAATATGGACTGGTGCATTTCGTTATTCAAAGTGAGAAGATAATCGCGGAACTCTTTGTCGGTGAGTGGACGACTTGGGACACGAACTTCGATTTCCTCCTCATCGCGCCCGAGGAGTGAGAGGGCAAGAACACGTTGGTTCCCGGCTACAAGCGTGCCGTCAACATTGATGCATGGTAGTTCGGCGATATTGAATTTCCGCAAGCTACGCTTCAGTCCTTCGAGTTGTAGGGGACTGAGTGTCCGAGGATTTTTCTCGTACCGGATGAGCTCCTTCACCTTGCGGCGCTCAGTATGCCATTCAAGTTTCTTGGCCATATGTTTTTCGTTAGCGAATAATCGACATCGACTCCAGAGTCGTCATTTCGCTAAACAAAAAACGCAAAGCGGAAACACACAAGCTCATGCTTGTCTGTCCTCGATTTGCGTTTCTTTATCGGACGCTCACTTCGCGCGATGGCTAGAGCATCCGATCAGTTGTTATTCGCAGATTTTTAGACGTCCTGCCACTTGTTTTTTTGGGCTAAGCCCGCAAGAGAAGGAACGCCAGCCGTAAACGGCCAAGGTGACTGACTATGTTAGAGAGCGATGCCTGTATTCAGGATAACCCAACGGCAGGTGCAGTCAATGTTTTTTTGTCCAAACTGTGGATACACAATTGTTACAGTGCGCTGTCACAGTTGTGATAAGAAATTTTCCGTTTCCATATTTTGGTTGAGCCACATTTCTCTAGAAATGTTACAGTCCCGAAGACCCCGTTTTCGTGTCACATTTGTAACATTTGGATTTGGTACGGTACCGCCCAGCCTCTTCGGCCTTCGAAATGCATCGAAAGTCGCCGAATACTCTTTGAACTGACCCATACCGACAGGCATCGGTCGGGTGCACGATAGAGAGGTCAAAGAACCTTGCGGTGCTTGACCGGTGGGGTACGGTATCGCCACGGGCAACAAATATCCAAAAGAACCCCCGGCGGGGGTTCTTTTGGTATTCAGATTGCGCGGGGAGCAAAGTGCCTGCTCTCGCTAGGCGAGTTGATGGATAATTAAAATCGCGCCCTTCCGTAGCGAGATTTCTGCATACTTTCCGGTCAGGCGGTTGCGAATCCCTTGGGCGGTTCCGGATTTCAAGACGGCGTTCTTCAGCGGATAGAAAAGGCCTTTCGTCGTTACTCTGCTTGCGTCGCGGCCGATAGCGATGCAGTAACGGGGACAGGCACAGTTAAATAAGCAAGAATGTGGTATAAACTATGCAACAAAATATTCCGAAAAACGTTGCCTGCCCGCATTTTCTAATCTCGTGGTGCGCCCCAGTAGTAGAGCGAAGCTCACTACGGGGCAGAGCTGGATTCACTTTCTGAAAGAATCAAAAACCTGCAAGGATATCAAAAATCCACCGCCTCTGATTTCATTTCCTTAGAACAATCCATCCTATCCCATTCGATAAACTCAGGGCAGGCAAAATCATTCCAATAACATCCTTACAAACTTGAGAATGTAAGGATGTGGTGTACAATGAAATTATGGCGAAGATAAAGACGGCAAAACAAATGGAGCGGCATTTGAAGGGGATGTCGAATCATTACCGCATTGAGATATTGCTTCTTATCGCCGAGCGCGATGGCATAACATTAGAGGATATCGTTGAAACACTCGGAGCCAATGAAAAAACCATCGGCGAACACACACGTCGGCTTTATCAGGCGGGACTTTTGAATAAAAAATATCGCGGAAAATTCGTAGAGCACACCTTGTCGCCGTACGGCAAAACTTTTGTTCGCTTCCTGCGATCGTTTCAAAAGATATAAGAACATCCTTATAAACTGGAGTTTGTAAGGGTGTTGTAGTAAAAGATTTATGAGAATTAATAATTTTTTTAAATTGGTTGTCGCGATTACGGTATCAGAAATGGCCGGGGTGATTGGTGCGTTTTTTACAGCTCCTGCGGTTCAATCTGATTGGTATTCAGAACTTATCAAGCCCGCTCTCAATCCTCCTGCGTGGGTATTCGGTCCGATCTGGACGACATTGTTTGCGCTTATGGGCATTTCTCTTTTTCTCGTCTGGAAACAACATCCTTACATACTTGAGAATGTAAGGATGTTGCGTGTGTGGAAATGGGCGGTTGCACTGTTTTTTATTCAATTAGTTTTGAATACACTCTGGTCAATTATCTTTTTTGGTCTGCACAGCCCCGGCGGTGCGCTTGTCGAGATTGTTTTTCTATGGCTCGCCATTCTCGCCGCGATTATCGCATTTTATAAAATCTCTATACCGGCCGCATGGCTTCTTTTGCCATATATTCTTTGGGTCAGCTTTGCTATGTATCTCAACTACTCCATTTGGATGTTAAATTAGAGCGAAACATTCTGAAAGAATATGCCTCGCTTGATGATTTCTTAACTGCCTGGACTAAAACCGAACAAGACGCAAAGGGACGGGAGCGGTTTCTCAAAAGCGGATCCGGTAGGACATTCTTAAAAAAACAGCTAGCTCACTACTTGGGTACAAAGCTGTGACGCCGGCAAGCCGCGTGAGAGCGGAGCGATTTTACGCGGCTAATACTCGCTCTTATGCGCGAATAGTGTTTGCGTGACCATGAGAAAGAGAAAGACTAGAAAGGCGTAGAGCAACTGCTTCCACTCTCCGCGAAGAATGGCTGCGCCGATTGCATAAACGA